AAGTACCAAAAAGCATAATAAATAACTAATAGTCTGTTAGGGCCTTAGCCCTTTGGCCCTAACAGACCTACAAAGAAAGGTACAAAATGCCAGCTACATACGTAACCGCCGCTACTTTAAAAGCGTCATTAGGCGTAGGCACTTTGTACGATAATTACACCTGGATAGAGGACACATGCCAGGCGGCGCAAGATTTAATTAATAGTTTTTTATGGTTTGACTCTGCGCCCGTAGTGGGAACTGCATTAGTGGATAATGTAGCTACGGTCATGATAGCCAACCCTGGCCTATTCACTACAGGCCAAACCGTCACCGTAGCCGGGGCTGGCGCTACTTTTAACGGCACATACACAATTACCGGCACAGTACCTTTTAGCGCCGGCACTACTAACCTTTTACCGGCTTTTAATTTTCAGCTTAATTATTATCAATACCCACAGGGTTATAGTTTTATCCAATATGCCAAAACCGCCGCTAATCAAAACTTTAGGCGTGTAGTACCTAGTGGCACTATGACCGGTGACGATACAAAAACTACACAGTACGCTAATACACCGGCAATTAATGCAGCTGCACTTATGTTAGCTGAAAATATATGGACAAGCCGTTTTAGCACACAAAACGGCGCAGTAAGCGTAGACGGTTACAGCCCTAGCCCTTTTAAAATGTCTAATACCCTTATGGCTTCAATACGCGGGTTACTAGCACCGTATCTAGCGCCTAATTCAATGGTGGGATAATGCCAGCCGCCGCGATTACCACCCTACGTAGCACTATTGCTAGCGTTTTAGCTAATAACTCTGTTTGGAGTACTTTTAGTTATCCGCCTAGCACTATTGTAGCTAATAGCGTTGTGGTATCACCGGCAGACCCTTACATAACACCTAGCAATAATTCATACGCGGCTATATCACCTTTAGCCAATTTCAAAATTATTATGACCGTACCTATGTTTTCTAATGAAGGTAATTTACAAGGTATAGAGGATACGATAGTAGCCGTGTTTGGAAAACTGGCAGCTAGTAACCTGGTATTTAATGTTACCGCTGTAAGCGCACCTAGCGTTTTAACTTTACCTAGCGGTGACTTATTAACAAGTGATTTACAAATTTCCGTACTAACGAGCTGGAGCTAAAACAATGGCACTAACAGACGAGGATAAAGCGTTTCTAATCAAGATAGGGCAAGAATTGCCTAAAGAGGTTAAGGAAACAAAACAGAAAAAAGAAACACAAACCGAAACACCGACACAAGAAACAGAGGTATAACCAATGGCTATTTTCCTATCTAATGGCGTAGTGGTTACGCTCAATAGCGTGGATTTATCAGACCACGTAACAAGCGCCACTATTAACCGGTCTTTTGATGAACTTGAGGTAACCGCTATGGGCGATACCGCGCACAAATTTGTTAAAGGTCTAGAAGCCAGCACGATTACACTTGATTTTCTTAATGACACCGCTAGCGGTGAAGTGCTACAAACGCTACAGGCTGCCTGGGGTACAACCGTACCTCTCACGCTTAAGCAAACAAGCGCGGCAGTATCAACAACTAATCCGGAATATCAAACCACAGTATTAGTTAATAACACAACAGACATTAACGGCGCTGTAGGCGATATTTCCACACAGAGCATTACATTTACTTGTAATTCCGCTATTGTTGTAGATACAACACCGTAATAACTAGATAAGGGGCAAAAAATGGCAAAACTCAAAATAACAAGGGCAGACGGCAGCGTAAGCGAGCATAAGATTACGCCGCGTATTGAGTACGCCTTTGAACTGTATGCTAAAAAAGGTTTTCATAAAGCCTTTAGAGATGATGAAAAACAAAGTGATGTTTACTGGCTAGCCTGGGAGTGTTTACGCACAAGCGGTGAGGTAGTTAAATCATTTGGGGCAGATTTTTTAGAAACTTTGGCGAAAGTTGAGGTTTTAGATGATGACCCTTTGGAATAGTGGGGCGCGGTAGCTTTGGCTATCTAATCGCACAAATTGCGGTAGAAACCGGCATAGCGCCCCAGTATTTAATAGATTTAGATGATGTAATGTTTAAAAATATTTTAAAAGTTTTAACGGATAAAGCAAAAGAGGTGCAAAATGCCAACCGAGGTAGAAAACGCCCTAGAGCTTAGAATTGCGTTAAAAAAGTTTATGCCGGATTTAGCTAAAGAAACTCAAGACGAAATGGCTAACGCGCTGCGCCCAGTAGTAGTTAGAGCTAGAGGTTTTATACCGGCAGATGCGCGGCTATTGAGCGGGTGGGTAAAAGATACGGCGAGCATAGAAAGTATCAATTACAGACCTTTCCCGACATTTAGCAGTAGTGAGGCTAAACGTGGTTTGGGCTATAGAGTTACACCGTCAAGGCCTAATAAATCGGGCTTTGTATCGCTAGCCCGTATACAACAGACTAACGCCGCAGGTGCAATTTATGAAACCGCCGGCCGTCTAAATCCAAACGGTAGACCTCAAGGGCCTATGGTAAAAAATTATCGTACCGGAGGTATGCAACGTAGTAGCGGTAAACAATATTCAAAGAGCCTTAACCCTAATGCTGGTAAACAATTTGTAAATAGCTTGAATAGCACAGGGCCTTTAGTCAATGCCCGGCCTATGGGTATGAAAGGCCGCCCTAGCCGTAAACAGACCGGCCGCGCCATGTATAGAGCCTGGGCCGAGGATAATGGCGTAGCTAATGCAGCTGTAATTAAAGCTATTGAAAATTCTAAAATGCAATTTGAGCAATACATGGCGGCATAATGGCTACAGAATTACTAATAAATATAGTTAGCCAAGCTACGGGTAAAGGCTTTTTAGAGTCTGAGAAATCTGTAAAGAAATTACAGAAAAACGTAAAAAACCTAGGTAAAGCTATAGGCGTTTCTCTTGCCGTTTCTACCGTAGTAAATTTTGGTAAAGCTGCCGTAAAAGCATTTAGCGAGGACGAAAAAGCGGCAAATAGGTTAGCCAGGGCAGTAGATAATTTAGGCATAGGTTTTGCTAACCCGGCTATTAGTAAATTTATATCAGATTTAGAGAAAACGTCAGCCGTAGCAGATGACGTTTTAAGGCCGGCGTTTCAGAGTTTATTAACCACTACCGGCTCATTAACTAAATCGCAAGAATTATTAAACAATGCCATAACGATTAGCCGCGCTAGCGGTGTGGATTTAGCTACCGTTGCAGATGATTTAGCTAAGGCATATATAGGCTCAAATAAAGGTTTAGCAAAATATAACACCGGTTTAACAAAGGCCGAAATAGAAAGTAAATCGTTTTCTGAGGTTTTAGGCGTATTGCTTAAACAAAGCGCCGGCGCAGCTGAGGATTATCTAAGTAGTACTGCCTATCAAATGGAAGTGCTAAGTATTGCCGGCGGTAACGCTAGCGAAATTATCGGCGGCGGTTTGGTAGATGCGTTTGCCATGATAGCGGGAGGCACAGAGGCTAGCGATGCGGCTAAAGGCATAGAGTTAGTAGCTACGGCAGTAGCCAATTTAGCCCGAGCAGGTGGCGCAGCTGTAAGCGGCATACCAACCATATTAAAAGCATTAAAAGATATACCTAAAAATATTTTTGGCGGGTTTATTGGCGTTTCAACTGGCCTTAATGTAACGCCACCTACAGAAACCAAAAAACTAACGACTAGCGAGAAAAAACAAAAAGAAGCGTTAGCTAAACTTGAACAAGCCGCTATTAATCGTGCTAAACAATTAGCCGCGCTAGCTAAAAAACAAGCCGATAGTGAAAAAGAAAAAGCCAAACAAAAACAAATACAAGCGGCGTTAGATAAAGCTGCCTTAGCCCTGGGTAAGGGTGAGGACGTATTTGACCTGGACAAAATACAAAACCAGGCGGCTATTTTAGCTAATCAAGAAGCCATAGCAAAACTAGGGCAAAATGCTACCGAACAACAAAAATTACAACTGGCTAATGATGCACAGCGCTTACACGTAAAGCAATTAATGCTAGATTTAGAGGACGCTATAGCTGCCAAAGATGCAGACCGAGCTACAGAGCTGGCAAAACAACTTAATGCAGAATTAGGCATACTAGGTACGTTACAAGGGCAAACCTATAAATTAACCGATATAAATAATATATTGGAAAAATTTAAACCTAAAGATTTAATTAACTTAGATAATCTAGATGCGGCCATATTAAAATTACAAGAGATTATGGCTAGTAAATTTGACTTTTTAAGCCCTACAACACCGGCACAAAACTACGGCGGGGCTACAACTTTAAGTAATGAAGTTATAGCCGCTGCCGTTGCAGGTAATCCGTCAGCTATAGCCTCAATAGATGCACACTCGGACGCGGTAGTTATGTTAGCTGAGTCTGAACAAGCGTTAGCGGACGTTTTATTAGCCGAAAGTGAATTAGCCTTAAGTTTGGCTGAATTGAGCCTAGCAAGCGCACAGGGCGCACCGTTTGGCGGTTTTCCACAACAATACTTACCGCAAGAAATACGCATAGAAATAGTAGACAAAACAAGCGGTTTAATAGAGGTTATACAAGATGCCGTAATACAAAACAATAGATACGGCAATAGACTTAGCCCGGCTGGCTTTTTGGCGGAATAATGACGCTACCTACGCTTAACGCTGTTATTAATTTCAGCACCGGCCCTGCGTTTGCTCAAGCCATGATTTTAGATACGGGCATATTAGATACAAACGTTTTAGCCGATAGTGCGGCGGTAATCGTAGACGTATCAAACGTGGTAGATAGCGTACAAACACAGCGCGGCCGTAACCCACAGGCCGACCAATTCCAAACGGGTAGTTTAACTTTACGTATAGTAGACCAAAACGGTGATTTTAACCCGCAAAATCCCAATAGCCCTTATTTTGGTTTATTAGACCCTATGCGGAAAGTGCAGATTACAGCTACTTATAACAGCGTCACATATCCTATTTTTAGTGGATTTATTACAAGCTACAACACAACTACGCCTAAAAACGCTTTAGACGTGGTTTATACCACGATAACTGCCGTAGATGCTTTTAGACTCGCTCAAAATGCACAGATTTCTACCGTAGCTGGTACAAGCGCGGGGCAATTATCCGGGGCGCGCATAAATGACATATTGAACGAAATCAGCTGGCCCGTGTCTATGCGTGACGTAGACGCAGGACTAACTACCGTACAGGCAGACCCAGGAACGCCCAGGACGGCATTAGCAGCTATGCAAACCGTCACTCTAAGCGAATATGGCGCGCTTTATGTAGATGCTAGCGGCTCGTTTGTATTTCAAGATAGAAACGTGACTACGGCCAGTATTGCCGGTACGCCTACCGTCTTTAATGATAATGGCACAAATATAGGTTATTTCAATGCGGTATGGCGCTTAGACGATACTTTAATTTATAACTCAGCCAGCATTACCCGCACCGGCGGTACGGTGCAGACGGCTCAAGATGCGGCCAGTATTGCAAAATATTTTATACACAGCTATAACCAACAAAATCTATTAATGCAGACCGACGCGGAAGCCTTAGATTACGCCCAGGCTTACGTAGCCAGCCGTAAAGATACGTCTATACGCTGTGATGCCATAACCCTAGATTTATACACAGATAACTATAACGCCGGCATTATTGCGGCTTTAGACCTTGATTTTTTTGACCCTATAACCATTACAACTAACCAACCCGGTAGCTCAACATTAACCAAAACTTTACAAATATTCGGGGTGGCTATGACTATTAGCCCGACTAGCTGGAAAACGACATTTACGACATTAGAGCCGATAATAGACGGCTTTATATTAGACTCAGCGACATACGGGGTATTAGATACCGGCGTATTAGCCTATTAGGGGGAACAATGGCTAAACAGACGTTTACAACAGGGCAAGTATTGACGGCTGCTCAAATGTCATCATTACAACAAACGGCTATGACCGGCGGCGCCGCTACCGAAAAAACAGTAAGTTATGTATTAGTAGCGGCAGATGCAGGTACTCGTATAGCTATGAACGCTGCCGGGTCAACCTCAATAACTGTAAATACTGGGTTATTTAGCGCAGGTGATACGGTAAGTATCCAAAATATCGGTGCGGGCGTTTGTACCGTTACAGCTGGTACGGCTACCGTCAATACGTCCGGAAGTTTAGTTTTAGCGCAATATCAAGGCGGTATTTTATATTTTACAAGTGCAAGTGCTGCAATATTTTTCCAGTTTGCAACACCGGCTAGCGGGGATATTGAAGGCGTAACTGCCGGTGTCGGGATAAGTGGAGGTGGCACAAGTGGTACGGTAACTATTACTAACTCAATGGCTACGGCAATAGATGCCAAAGGAGATTTAGTAGTAGGAACGGGTGCAGATACTTTTAGCCGTTTGGCTGTAGGTACAAATAATTACGTTTTAACCGCAGATAGCACACAAAGTACCGGTGTTAAATGGGCTGCTGCTAGCGGTTCTAGTGGGCCGTCTTTCAGAGCATATTTAGGCAGCAGCCAAACTTTATCGGCAGCGACTATTACCAAGATAGCATTTAATACGGAAAATTGGGATACAGATAACTGTTTTAACACAACAACGTACCGTTTTACCCCAACAACAGCTGGAAAATATCAAGTAGACGTAAGCTGTTTTATGTATGACGGCCCGGAATATCGTTTGTTTTTATACAAAAATGGCACGGATTACGCCTTTTTGGATATTAGCGACGATACATCAGATAAAAACCCGAATTTACAAGGGTCTACAACAGTAGATTTAAACGGTTCAACAGATTATATAGAGGCTTATGCTTTTATGCGCGCCGGCGCTACCCGCCGTATTGACGGTGGAACTACTAATAACTGGTTTACTGCTACGTGGTTAAGGAGTTAATTGTGTCTTTATACGATTTAATTATTAATAGTTATCCCGAATTGGAAAATACTAAAATTATTGGCACGGATATTATTTTGCGTAATGACTCAGACGGTTTAGGTGATTATATTGATACCTGGAATTATGATAAACCTGTACCGGAAGGTTTAGCAGTAGGCAAACCTAGTTAAACAATGCTTACAAGTTATAACGGCTGGCCCGCTAGTAAAGACCCGTCAGAAATTGGCATACAAAGTTATGCCGTACCTGGTACAAAAATAAAATTACGGTGCGCGGAAGCTGTAGCGCCGTTGTTAATTGGTTTTGCCGGTGAATTTCACGCACTTATTGAGCCAATAAATGAAGGCGGCTTAGATGATTGGGGTTATGCTTTTCGCATGGTGCGCGGTACTACAGACCGTTTAAGCTGCCATAGTAGCGGTACGGCTATAGATTTAAACGCCACACAACACCCACTAGGCGCTATTGGCACATTTCCGGCAGACAAAGTACCCATGATTAGGGCGCTGGCTAAAAAGTATGGTTTGGCCTGGGGCGGCGATTATCGTAACCGTAAAGATGAAATGCATTTTGAAATAAACGTAAATGCGGAAAAGGCCGTTAAACTTATTACAAAGTTAGGGGTACAAAATGCCGGTTAGCGCTCAAGTTACGGTAGAGGCCACAGCTACTATTATTGTTCCAGCTGCAAACGCCTACCAAACAGCTTATTTACATAATTTAGGCGGCGGTGCTATTTATTTAGGTGCATCAAACGTAACAACAAGTAACGGTTATAAATTAGATAATGGCGATAAATTGACCGTTACCGTAGGTGACTCAGAGGCTCTATATGCTGTTACTGCTAGTGGTACACAAACCGTAGCAGTACTTAGACAAAAATAGCTAAGGGGCAGAACAGGCAAAATATGACTAAAAAACAACTGGAAGCCGCCGCGTACAGCTATGGCCGGGCAGCCCTGGCTAGCGCCGCAGCTTTATACCTATCCGGCATTACAGACCCTAAAGTATTACTTAATGCTTTTATTGCTGGTTTGGTTGGGCCAGTATTAAAAGCGCTACAGCCAAACGAAAAAGATTACGGCGTAGGGTCTAAGTAATGAATACAGCGCAAACCCTGTTAGCCATTAGCCTCAGCATTTGTAGCCTTATGGGTGCAGGGTTTGCCTTGGTTCGCCATTTAGTCAAATATTATTTATCAGAGCTGCGCCCGGACGGTAACGGAAACCATAACCTACGCGGGCGCGTTGAGCGCATAGAGATACGCGTAGACCGTATTTATGAAATGCTGTTAGAGGATAGATTAAGTAAATAAACGCGTGTCGCGTTGCATAATGTGGGCCCTTAGCCTCATACTGTTATTACACGCTGAGAGGGCTACTCAGTAAGGGTAGAGGTATCAGCCTTAACAAAGGGCGCAAGATGCTTATAGATTTAGCTGTAATTATTTTTACGGTGTTAATGGTAGGCGCATTTATGCTAGCGGCATACCACACCGGATATAGAGAGGGTCACGGTGACGGTTACCTACGTGGCCGCAATATTGCTAAAGCCTTGAGAGAGGCAGAGCGTAAATGAGCTTTTTAGACGGTTACGAGGACGTAAACGCCCGTATTAAGCGGGTGCGTCAAGAATATCCCGAGCTGCGTTTAGTGGCTTATATTGAGGATTTAGACCTTACTGCGGGCTATATTTTGGTACGGGCTGAGGCTTACAAAACCTACGCAGACGATAAACCAAGCGCCGTAGATTATGCGTATGAGGTGCGTACAGAGCGCGGCGTAAACGCTAATTTCTTTGTAGAAAACTGCGTAACAAGTGCCTATGGCCGCGTAATTGGATTATTGAGCCCTGGGGGTGCTGGTAGGCCCACACGTCAAGATATGGAGAAGGCACAAAACGTAGACCCGGCGCTACACGTGAGAGGGGCACAAGGGGCAGTACCTACGGCCGCTGAGTCAATAGCTGCGCTTAAAGCGAAATTGGGAGCTGAGGAAATGCCGGAAGCCCCTAAATGCGTACACGGTCACCGCATATTTATAGAGGGCGTATCGTCTAAAACGTCTAAAGCGTACAAAGGCTATTTATGCCCCGAGAAAACAAAGGCCAAACAATGCCCGGCAATATGGCTTAGACAATATAACGAAAAATGGCTAACACCCGAGGATTACGCCGAGGTAGTACAAGAAGCCGGGCGTAATTTAGACCCACAGACCGAGCGCGAGCCTGTACCAGTTGAGCTTATGAGCGACACGGAAAGAGCCGCACATGGAGGCAATTAGAGTAACTCAGGCCGATTATGGCCGAGAAGCCAGGTTAGCTAATTATCTACAAATGCGCTTACCTTGGGTATTGACACCTACGCCTAAATTCTATTTCACGGATTATCACATTAACCGTAAACACGATAACGGCCGGGAAAACTACATAGGCGATTTAGAGCTGAAATGGCTCAATACGCCGAGCGAATTGCCGGCTATTTTCTCGTATAACAAGCTGCAACTAATGACGGCCGTACCCGTATACACCGATACGCCGGAAAGTTACCACCGGGTTTGCTTTAGATTTAGTGACGGTATTTTGCTTATACCTGCTAAAAGGCTTATGCGTGAGTGTGAGCCGGTATGGCATACCAGGTGGGATACTGGGGAAACAGACCTAGTAATAAAGATAAATGCCAAAGATTATGGCACATGGTTAAGTACCGAGGTAGTGGAATAGTGGGGCTACAAACAATGCTTTATATAGAAGTTATGTGTAGACAATGCAAGGTAGTTACGTTGCAGCTTGAGCGCGTGGTATCCGACCACCTGCCGCCTAACGTCAAATGCCTACAATGTACGCGGTGTGGGCTACTAGACATTACGTTAGTAGATACCTCAAAGGCGCGGCAGGTGCGTAATTAAGTTATCCACAAGTGGGCAAAACCTGTGGACAACACGCCCAAAGCCCGCTCAAGTTATCCACAATTTGCGTATATCCTTGACTAATCGGGTACGCTTCCTGCGCTGCAAGCGAGCCCCGAAGGGCGATAGCTCGCTAAAGCTGCGGAAGCTAAGGCTAGGGCTATGCCTATTTGTAGGCTCGTTTACAATACAGATTACCCCGACTTATGCAGATATAAACGCTGTAGATGCTTATAAAATATATGCTCATATTAAGATAGGGTCATTTAAACAATTTGTTTGTTTAGAGAAATTATGGACTAAAGAAAGTAATTGGCGGCCTCAAGCTAAATCTAAAACCAGTACGGCTTACGGCATACCACAGCTATTAAAAATGAAAGAAACAAACCCATATAAACAGATAGATTTAGGGTTAAAGTACATACAACAACACAGGCAATACAAAGGTAGCGCGTGTAAAGCCTGGAGTCATTATAAAAAGCATAGGTGGTACTAATGGCTAAGAAAGGTGACCCGCGAATAAAACGGGCTTATCGCTACAAGTTTAGAAATGCCATACTTTCTCGGGATAACTTTGTTTGCTATTACTGTGGAGGTGATGCAGACCAAGTAGACCATGTAATACCAGTTAGTAAAGCGCCCGATTTAGTATTAAGCGCAGATAACGCCGTAGCTTGTTGTAAGCGCTGCAATACACGTAAAGGTAATCGTAGTCAAGGCGTTTTTTTAGCCAAGACGGCTAC